TAGTTTGCTACATATATGTCTGCTTTAAATGCTTTCATAGTATTACCTTCAGACATCATTGGTGTAGTAATAGATTCAATAACCTCGTTTGGTGATTCTCCAGTTTTGGTTATTTTTTCGCCACCTAGTAATGCAGTAACTTCGGGCGAGAATGCATTATCTTTAAATGTGATATTATAACCATATAGTAAGTCCGGTGTTCTAACTATTGCTAATATTGCGTCCTCTGTCCTTGCAACCATCTCTTCTCCCTCACTTACTACTGGTTCAAGTTCGGCACTTTCAGCAGTGGTAACCTTAACAACTACTGGAGAAGTTAGTGGCGGTTTTTGTGTAGCTAGGTCTAATTCGGTTAATATAACTTTTTTAATTCCATATAAAATATCTGCCATGTGTTTGACCTCCTAAAATAATAATTTTATGGTTCTAAATTCAACACTAATCATGAATGCTTTTAATGCGTCATCATAATATTCTTGCGTGTTGCTATTAGTAACCTCATAGCCATTTGTTAATAATAACTTTGTAACTTTGTCCACTAGGTCGTCTAATTTCAGTACATCATTTGAGGGTACATAACATAATACTTCCCAGTACTGCCATCCACATATTGCACTGTTAACAGACGGCATTGATGGTTTTTTAATTAGCACCGTTGTCGGTTCAGTAATTAATTGACTTGATGTACTTTGTTGTCTAATTTTAGATATTGTGCTAAGTAACCTACATACCTCTGTACGCATTATGAGTCACCTACTATCTTTTTATATTGCTTTAAAAGTTCATCGGCTTCAGACGCAAGTGCTTCCTCTAGTATTGCATATTTTCGACCATGTGCCAGTTCTAGCCATACTCCATAATCTACGTGATGTTGCACAGCAGTAACTAATGCTCTACCATTCCAGTATGAACTACCTTGTAACCGTTGTCTTGCGTTACCAGTACGGTCTGTCCATTTAGCGTTAGTTTGTGCGTAAGTCTGCATTGCTAATGCTGCTGCTTCGCTGACTAGCTGTAGACCAGTTAACGCTCTTGTTTGATAACCTTTTAAATTCTTTAATGTTGTTGTGATACTTGTCTTATCTATTTCAATCATGATTACACCACCTTAGACAAACTTAGTTGCCAGTATATATTTAGTTCTAAAACATTTACTGGGTTATTTATAACATATTTTTGTCCGTTTACTGTGAAGTAATCATCTTTCATGAATGGTTGTCCTTCTACATAAGTAGTGATAAATAAATCACTAGTATTTTCTGATACCGTACCTCCTTGAGATACTAACGCTGTTAAATATTTTGATGTACTATTATCCAATAGTCCGTCGCATCTGCATACAAGCTCTGGTGTGCCTTCGGTATACCCCCCTGCACCGTTGTCTATTTTTGGTATTCTATATACCTCAATAGCTGTTGGTGCTACACTAATTGCTTTTGCAACTTTGCGTCTTAATGCTAAAACATTTAACATCCGTCAGCCCTCCCCATTGATATTACTGGTTGATTAGTACGCTTTAGCTTATTAACTCTACGTAGAAAGTGTTGTGCTCTACGTAACCAGTATTTTTCATTACTCGGAGTGTCTATAGGGCCTAGCTTAACACTGTCATCTTGTGCTTTTATCAAACACCCCTCATATGTGGCCTCATCTACGGTTGGGTACATTTCAAGTAAGGTCTGTAACTCACTATCAGAAAAGTATGGAAATTGTGTTTCTTGTAAATTAAATTTTAATAATTCTAAATTAGTGAGCATATAATCACCTCTGTATTACCCTAATGTTAAGTCATTGGACAATTTATGCCCAATGACTAAAGGGTGTATATTAGATATTTATACTAGCTTAAGACTTTTAATACTGCAACGTTATTAATAGACTCAAAGCTTGGTATCATAACACTAGATACGATTGTCATTACGTTTACTGGGTGTTTCTCCTTGTAAGTTGTAATTGCAGTCGCATTCTTAATTAAGGAAACCTGTGCGTCAGTACCACCAGCTAGTAGATCTGACTCTTCAGGTGTTGTACCGTACCATGTGTAACCTATGTTACCTTCAGGTAGTAATACAACGTTTCCGTCTTTGATTAACTGCACAGTCGCACCTTGAAGTCCGTCTTTTCCTAATTGTGCTACTTTCTTTGAGTATACAACTAGTTTAATACTTAGAGTTTCTTCAACATAAGTTTTAACCTGTGCCTCAGTAACGATTATTTTTGATATCATGCCAGAAGTAATATTTGGATACATTAATTTTCTCAATGATTCAGACTTAATCATTTGTAAGAATGTTTGTCTGTTCATTATGCATCTAGTTGGTCTAATACCAGTTTCTTCTTCAATCAAATTTTGCATTTCCATTATATCATTAATTGGATCTGATGTAGCAGGTACGTCCCACTTGTTGGTTACTGTTTTGATATGCTCTAGTGCCATCTTATAGTCATACTTATAAGATGCTCCATTGTTAACACCCTTAACAGTAATTGTTCCACCTTGTAGCAATTCCATTCTCATGATTTCAGCTTGTGCATTTACACCGTCCACTAATTTTTTTACATCATCAAATATATTTTTGATTATTGGTAATGCAATAGTGGAATTAGGGTGATTTAATAGTTTGTTTATTTCTTGTCTATCCTTCTCACCTATTCTCATTGCCTCTCTGAAAAATGCCATTTCAGTTTCCATTTTTCCAAACGCAGTTCTTTCTCTGAGAGTTGCCTTTGCGTCGAAATTACTTGGCTGGATTGCAATTGGTAATCCATCTGCACCAGTTAACCATGATATATTTGTACCAACTTGCTTTTTAGATGGAAACAGAGTTTCACCTAAATATGGTATTGCGTTGGATGTTTCCTTAGTGATGTATGCTGCCATCTCGGGAGCTGTTACATAATCGAATATAGTACTCATATTTCTACCTCCTTGCTAAATTAACCTATTACAGTTATTTGCGTATTCTTACCTAATAGTTCAGGATTGATTAATTTATTCTTGTCTACGAATCCGTGTATCATTATTGTAACTGGTGTTCCTTCATTCTCGTTAACGGCTGTGTCTGAAAATACTATAGCATTGCCAGTTGCACCGTCTCCGCTACCTGCACCAGCAGCAGTTATTTTGAATGTTGCTAGATCTATTGCAACAACTTGACCTGCCTTATATTCTGTTACACCTGTGTCTGGTGCTGAACCTACTATATTTACATAGTGGTCTGGAATATATGATATGGATTTAATTGGATTTGTAAAATCGGGATGCTTTGTAACTCTTGACATTTAAGTATACCTCCTATTTAAAATAATCATATTGTGGTGTGAGTACCTGTGGTGCTGCTTGTGGTTGTGGTGCTGGTTGACTCATTGACATTGCATCCAACCCACTAAGTGACGCACCAAATTCTCCAGACTTTATTGTCTTTGAGTTGAATACATTTGATGTTGCAGGTTTGCCAGGTGTACCAGTGCCACCTAATTGTTGTTGACCTTCCGTACCCTCGTTTGATTCAACAGCATTAAATAAATATGGTTTATCCTTTTTAAGTGTTTTCAATGCTTCGTCTAGCCCTGTCACGGTGCCGTCTTCATTTACTTGCAACTTATCTATATCTAAAAATGCTTTTAAATCAGTACCAGTTGTATCCATTGCTTTCAACTCTAATGCTTTAGACTTAATTGCAAAGTCTAAACTTTGATTTTTCATAGTCTTTCCCAATACTTCATTTTGGGACTGCAACTTTGAAATTGTTTCTTGTGCCTTTTCATTGTCTTTGGTAAGTCCGTTCAACTTCTCCACTGCTGCTGACTGTGTAGTTAATTGCTCTTTAAGTGTTGCATTTTCTGCCACTTTTGCGTCTAGTCTAGCCTTAGGCACAAATTGATTGTCTTCACCATCGTCTAAAAATAATTTGAGTTTTAACTCTTTACATTTTGCTTTAATATGTGTGTCTAATTCCTGTGCAGTCGAGCCAGTAAATCCTTCTAGTATATCTTGTAGTTTTGCCATTTTAAATTCCTCCTTAATATCGTATAAGTAAGGAAACACACCATCTTATTGATGGTAGAAAGTTTCAATACGATGCATTTATTGTCTGCATAGTTGACCTAACTTATATTTATATCATAATATATGTGTAGACAAATAATTCGGGATTTATTTAGTCTAGTTCTGTATATACATAGTTAACACCTTATTATGACCTCACTATTTGACAGAGATGAGGTTTTTTATAGTAGGTAGGTATATTTATACCTCTTGATTATATAAATAAAAAAGACTCACATAAAAGTGAGCCTTAAATTAGGTTTGATAGTTT